AGGTGTTATATAAGGATCATCCGGTGACACAATAACTGAGTTAGCCAACACGACAGAAGGCGGAAAGGCAAAGACTTGATATTTATTGTTATCTACTAGCGCAGTGGCTAAAGTAGTCCGGAGGGTTGTTATCGCTACTGGAGGCATAACCTACCCGATCATGCTGCGTGGGTCGAGCGCATGGGAAATCAATCCCCGTATTTTGGCGAGTAATTGCGCCGATAATCTATACGGGGACGGCTGGAAATCTATTGCATTGCTTCCGCTCAACGTAGCCGTTCTGCCTTGCCAGATTTCAACAGCGATCATCAAAGCTGCTTGCTGGACTCCTGTGTCGTTTGTCCAGTCTGTGTAAGTCGTGGTGGATACAGATCCATAAGGGAAGATTGGATGATAAGCCTGTGCTGTTGCGTGATTGGTTGCCACACTAATTGAATATTCACCTACGGCTGTAATTGTCTTTGTGCCGTTATATGAAGAACCTGAGTTAGCGATTGTTACGCTTTGACCTACATAAAAAGTATCAAGAATGTTATCGTTAAAGTATAAAGTGCCTGTGCCCACTACATTGCTGTGAGCAACAGAGAACCATTTAGGTGCCCATAGCATTGGAAGCAGGACTGCATCAGATGCATCACAAACTTCCTGAAGGACGGCATCTGTATACAAAGTACCCACTCCGAGGGTTGTACGGAGTTCTGAGACTGTTGTAAGTGCCATTCCTATTCCTTTCTAAAGACTCTAGGGAGTCGGAGGGCTACCGACCCCCTAGAGCGACTTAGTGTGTTACTTATGCAACATTCAGCTTACGGAACGCTGCTGGGTAGCGATTAACTACTGCAACATATCCGTAGATGCCGATTTCTAGCTGACCATTTGCAACGACATTGGCGCGAATTTGTAGCGTTCCGCTTTCGTGGAATCGCATTGCCATTGTTGGATAAACAAGTGCATGCTTTGCATTTGCATCGTCACCTGTGTAGTTAGGATCTACTACCAAGTTCAAGCCTGCAACTGATCCGTTAGTCGAACCCTGTGTAATTAAGCCGTTAGCATTTTGAGATGCTGCTGCTGCGTATAGAGGGCGTCCTGTTGTATCAACTGCGCCTAGAAGACCAGCAAAGTCAATACCATCTTCTCCGCTTGTTGTTGCAACCAATAAGTTGTTAGGTGTCTGGCGCATTACTCCGTAGGAATCTGAGATACCTAGAGCAATAGCCTTGTAAATTGTTGATGAAGATGATGCTGTTGCATTCTGTGATGCAATCTGTGCTGCGTAAGCATCTGTCTTCTGTGCGTATGATGCAGCCAACTCGCGAAGATATAGATCCAAGAAACTTGGGTCTGAGCGATCAACGAGTTCTAGATCGAGCTTTCCAGCTCCAGCGAACTTAACAACTGTGTCTTCTTGGAAGGTGACTGTTGTATCTGTTGATGAGAACTCTGCTGCTTCTGCTGTCAAAGCAACAGTAGCCTGTGTTCCTAGCTTAGGAGTAAAGATCTTCATTCCGCTTGCTGGGAGTGCAGCGCGCTCGATTGAATCAATGAATGGACGCTGTGAATCAATGATTCCAATAACATCCTTCAGGTAGTTAGGTGGAACCATGCCTGTGTTCTCTGCAACTGTTGCAACCTGTAGAGCTGCTACTAGTTCGCGAGCATCTGCGTCACCGCGTGATGCGTTAAGTTGTGCCTTAGCATATTCACCAGCTGTGATGTTTAGGTTAAGACGAGGATTTGTGTAGTACATTGCTGTAACTGTAGGGCGAGCAGCTTCTACAGCCGCTGTTTCTACTGGTGCTGCTTCGACTGTAGTGTCTTCCACGACTGTCTCGCTTTCTGTTTGTGGGTTTTCTTCAACAGGGATGACTTCCTCTGCTGCGATCTCTAGTATTTCTGAACTTGCAAATGCAGGAACAGTTACTAGAGAAACTTCTTTTAGACGGGCTGATGAAACTACTGTGTAGCCATCCTTTGAGGGTTTTGATGCCAGAATCTCTGCACCGATGCTTAAGCCTGTAACTAGACCTTCTTGAGCCATGATCAAAGCGTCATTACCGCCAGATGATCGGCTTAACTTAAATGTTGCATAGATACCATCTGGGCGAGTTTCTGCTGCTGTCATGCGACCAATAGGCTTCTTGAGATCGTGCTGTGATAGCAACTTGATCTTTGATGGATCTGCAATTTCGATAGAGTTCGCTGCGAAAGTATAAGCACCAAGATTTGTGTGCCCAATCTCGCCAGTTCCTAGAGGCACAATCTTGCCAGAGATTTCTCTGCGTTCTTCTGAGCACTCAATAGATGATGCTTCGATATATAGAGTTTCCATTAGCTGCCATTCCCGTTAGGTGATAGGTCTTCCATTTGCATTGCTTGTTCTGTTGTAATTAAACCAAGTGCCAACATTTTTTCTAGCACTAACAATCTTTCCATAGGCTCTGTGCGTAAGAATGTGTCATCTAGGCAGAACTTGACATAGTGACCAGCAGTGCTTATATCGTCCATGCTAAGCCTTGACTCAATCGCTGAGACATAAGGCTGCAAAGTGAAAGCAACCATCTGCTTACGTTCATCTTGAACATTTGCATAAGTCATTGTTGTGTTCATTGAAGCAGAAACATAGTAAGGATCTACAGAACACAATCTGGCGCACTCGGTTGCTAGTCCTTGGATAGCATCCTGGTAAGCCATGTCCTTAGGGCTAAAGCCAGTCGTTTGATATTCAAGAGTAGAAGTTAAATATGCAGTGCCATTGTTTTGACGGGCGCGCTTCCATGCAGCTAGTAATCCAGATACTTCAGCAGGTGGAAGATCGGCTCCTGTATTTTTTAAGAAGCCAGTTGCGCTGGGAGTTTCCAATGCAATGCTTGCAGCCTTCTGTGCGTCCAGTGCTGCTTTAATTGTGCTACCACCGGATGCAAGGATGCCTTCATCTTTTTGGAAAGTAATAAGAGATCCAAGACCGGACATAGGCAAAGGAACGCCATCTAAATAATACTGTGTCACAAAATTATTGACTGAATCGGTATTGAATGTAACTCGATTGTTAGCAACCCAGTTAGCGTTAGCCATTCTGTTATCTTCAAGATAAGTCTCTGTAATTTGCCAGTAACTTACGCCATACATAAGCAATGAATCTAAAGTGAAGTAAAGAGTCTCGAATCGAGGCTGAGCTTTAGAAGGCTGCTCGATCCATCGAGGAGGAGCAATCATCTCGCCAGTAGACTTCTTGTAATATTCTAAAGGGATACTTGCAATAGTTCCACAGATTAGATCGCGGCATCTTTTAATAGATGGCACTTGTAGAGCTTGTGCGCGAGTGACCATGACTGGAAAGTAATTGCCATAAGTCAAGTAAGACTCTGACATGACCTGCGGAGCGTTTTGCGCTTCGACAATTTGAGGCTTACGCGAGAAGATACCCATAGACATAAATGGTAGCAGTTGTCAAGAGAATAGACAATGTGATAGGGCGTGTCTAACTATAAATTTGTGGCTTAGGCTGAGGGATCATTAACTTGCTAACGACCATTGCCAAGCCAATAGGAGCAGAGATATCTCCAGCAGACTTACGTTTAATTATGCGCCACGCGCTGTCATTGACCTTAGCTGCACAGTTATTCATCTGCTGGATAAACTCAGCCTGTCCATTGTGGACTACTCTGTGATTGTTTAAGCCTTCTGCCAGATCGCCACAGGCTTTATAGAATTGCTGCCCTGAGACATCTTCTGTTATGACTCCAGCGTTTTTTAATCTATCGGCTATTGTCTGAGTGGCGTATTTGTCAAAGCAGACCAAGCGAGGCTTATATATGTCGCACCAAGCCTTTATACTTGCTGCCATTTTAAGTTCATCTATGGCAACCTGTGAACTGTAAGTCTCCAAGATCCCGATGCCAATCCTCCCATCTGGGAGTAGCTGTCCTGCGACTAATGATCCGTTCCTGCGTGAAGGACTGACATCGAAACCGAATACAGTATAAGCCCCGATTGCCATTTCCAGCGTGTTATCTGTAGTTTCCTCAAGGATACCGTGTTGCCAGGGTGATGAAAGACTGTCGATCCACTGGCAAAGAGTCTCGGTGCGAGTAT